CGTCACCTGCGCGATTTCCGCCTCGAGTTGTATATACGATCCCGCTTGCGCGGTACCCGCCGTTGTCAGATCCAAGAACGCATCCGGCGCGCCAATCCCTGCTGCCAGCACTTGCGGTACGCCGGTCAACTCGGGCCAGTAGTACAAAACGAACGTGCCCGCCGTGATGGTGTGCGTGTTTGTCAAGTCCGTGAAACTCACTCCCGCGAGTTCCACCGACCCGCCGCTCCCCGGCGTCAGCCCGAGCCCGAATGATGGCGCCGGCGGAACATCACCGTCCAACGCTCCTGCCCCGCCAATCACCCATCGCGTCACTGTGCACAGTTCGAGCGGAGACTCGCCATTACCCACATTCGCGGCCCTTCCGGAAATATGAATCGTTGCCCCTGTCCGGTTCGGAATTTCAAATTTGACGGGACTCGCGTGCGCGTTCGCCACCGCATGCCAGCCCGTTTCCGCCACTACGAAAAAGCTGGTCGCATCCGGTTCCGTGCCCCACGGCAAACTAAGTTGCAGCGTCGTCGTGTCGTTCGATACCACCGTACGCTCTTGCCCCGCGCCTGTCCCGCGCGTAATCCGTACGATCGTTCCTTGATACGCGCTCGAGCCCATTTGCAGCGTATCGTTCCCCACTATGGTTGCCGAATGCAGTGTCGCGGCGTATTCAGGTTGTAGCTCCAGCCGCCAGTAGAAATTCGCGTGATCGAAATTCGCATCGGGCGGCGGCGTCACTTGGTTGGCGAGACCCGCATCTGTAAACTGCGCCGCCATCGTTTGATGCGTTGCGATCCGGAAAAGCTGTGTCGGGCTGAGTCCGCGGTATACGTCGAATGCCGTCGCTACCGGTGGAAAGCTGAGGCCGGTCAGCGTCACACTATTTGTATTCGGCCCCGGTGGGATCGTGGCCCGCACGATGAACGAAAGGCTGCCCTCCGCTCCGCCCGCGTCAACCGCGCTCACCGCGTAATAAAGGCTCTGCCCCGCGCCGAGTGTCCCGCCCGTGCTCGCAATCTGCGGCGCCAGGCTCAGCAGCGGTACCGCCGGTGCTCCCGCCGGTATCGAAGCCGGCGGCGAAAATGTCACCGTCGCTTCCACCAGCGAGCTTCCATCCGATGCCTGTGACGAGGATTCCGTTACCCCGAATTGTACGTTGCCATTGGCATCTACTATCGTTCCGATCAATGGCCGTGGCAGCCGCATTTCAGATCCCGGCTGGCGACGCGCTCCCGAATTTCCTGTCACTTGCCCGTTCGTATCGTCATACCAGGCGTCATCGTGGATCTGCCCCGTAATCACTGCCGACCGGTAATTGAGTCCCGGGGCGATCTTCAACACGCGAAACGCCTGCCGGTTGAAGCCTTCCTTCAGATAGGTCAGGGAAATCAAATCGCCTGCCTGGATTCCCAAGGCCTTGACACTGGTCTCCAACTCAACGTATGTGTTTCCGCGGATGGAACGGTCTAAGTTGAATTTCAAAATTCGCGCCGCTTGATCGTAGTTAGGTATGCCAAGTGCCGTGATCGGCGCAGTTATTTCTTGTCCGGCTCTCTCGACGTCATCCACGTCAATCAGCGCGTAACTATCCTGCTGATACTCATTCAACGAATCTTGAAATTCCACCGCCAGCCGGTTGGGCGTGTCCGTGATCCCTCGAGACCACAGCCGCACGCTCGACTCGCCGTTGGTGCGTCGCACAATGCCCGAAATGCCCGATGATCCGTCTCCGAACTCATAACTCGGCCACCCCCCATTCAGCTGTGAAGTGCTGTTACTCCAGTCCGGTTTCGTCGGCTGCTGCAACGCGAAAGTGTTTTCCACGTTGAGTTGGAGAAGCCCGCTCGTGCCATACGTGAGGTACAGCCGGCACGCATTTCGGATCCCACGAATCAGATCGCCAGCCGTGCGCCGGTTGACTACCGCCAAGTTGCAGGCAAACCGGGGTACCGTAATCGGGTTTCCATGCAGATCTTGTGTCGTCACCTGTTCGTCGGCATAAGCCGCCGCGTTGGCGAAACTCCCGATGTCGATTTCCCCGGTCTGCCAGTCGCAACGTTGCAGTACGTCGAGTAAGATCCACGCAGGATTACTGGTAAATTGATTGCCTGCAAGCGAGCCATCCGGGTTGTAGACCGGTAATGTAGAACCCTGTAACAGTACCTTGATCGCAGGCAGGTTCTGCCCGGCATTGATCTGGTTTGGAACCACCACCGAAAGTGTCGCCATGCTGCCATAGGGATCGCCCAGCGGGTTGCCATTGGCGTCGCTGAAATCCGCGTTGAACCCGCCGGTGCGCGCGCCGTTGCTGACTAGGTTGAACCAGCCCGTTCCCGTCATACTGACGCCCGCCCGCCCGAGCGGAATGTCGATATCGTTCACCAGCACCTTGATCACGCTCGTGAGTTCGCCCATTCCCAGCAGAACTTCCATCCTCGTCAGGTTGCCGTCGTTCCGGGCAAAGACCACGCTCGGCGAATACCACACCGTTCCATAGACCAGTGGAACAAAATCGTTGTACCGCGCTGAATTATCGATCAGCGGTGACCAGTGTCGGCCCTGCTCGCCAAAGCTGCGGACTAATGTCGCCGAAGGAACAAATTCGATTCCTCCGAACCTTTGTGTTACATTCAGCGCGTTGTCCTGATGAAACATTCCTCGCGCTTGGCAATCCATTCTTGTGAGCCCGCACGAGACAAATGGCGTCAACCCGTTGAGATTACCCCGGCCTCCCACAATATCCGGCGAGTAACCACACCGGTAGAATCTTGAATACCGTCCCTTCGCGCCCCCACTTACTGCCTCTTGGCGCTGCGCGACGCTCGATGGAAAGTCCCAGGGACACCGCCGCTGCACTCGCACCTGCGGCATCAGTACCCGCTGCATATTCATGCGGTTTATCGCCGTGACGCGAAAGGTGGATTCGGTAATTTCGTCCGGTGGGTTGAGAATGCCCTTGAATAAGGTGATTGGCGATGTTGTCGGAACCCCTTGTATAAGGTCAAAGAAGACAAAGCTAACTGTGAGCAACGCCCCTTTGAAACCAGTGCCTCGCTCGATCTCCGAAAAGTGAGAATCTGCGTTAGCTAGCGACACGGAGATCTTTGGAATCGCGTCTACGCCCAGATCGGATGAAGTTTGGATCTCATAGAGATTGTGCTGCAGCACCCTCGCCTGGTAAATCGTGCCCGCCATCGTCACCTGATGCGTTGACCAGTTCTCCGCCGGCCCGCCCTGGAATTGGCAGGCGAAAAGCAGAAGCGGCGTATCCGTAATGGCTTGCTCTTTAACTTGGAACGCAGTGGGCATGCGTTAGTGGGCCGTGATCGTCAAATTGCAGGAATGGTTGTTCGGCGCTGATGTCGTGCACGCGAATGTATCATTGCCGAAGTGCGCTGTTGAATACACGCCACCTGCCGAAAGGCTTCGCCTGTAAATAGAAGGAACAGGCTGCGGTTCAAGCTGAAATCCAAACACATCTGCCGACCGCCCCGCGGGTATCACGAGTCCGGCGCTCAGCGCTCCTGCCGTCGTATTGAGGGATGCACTGAGTTGGATGCGCGCCCAGTTCGCTTGCAAACTATAAGGAGTGCCGACGGATGCTGCTCCCGCTTGAAGAAATAAAGAGGCACTCGGGCTGTTTTGGCTTTTCACATAGGCGCTGAGACAATAAGAAAACCACCCTGGGGCATTGATCGTTTGTTGCAGCGTCAAATCGGTCGCTGTCGGGTTTGCTATCCGGGTGGCTGCCGTACCACCCATGGGGTCCGAGATGCCGGGAGTCATTTGCAAAAGACTGCTCGCTTCCCACACAGATTGGCTCGGCGCCTCGCTCCACGCCAGCAGGTTACTCAACGGATCAAGGAACGTAAACGCATTGAGCTGGCCTTCACACGTAGCAAAGAACGCCTGCAGCATGGCGAGTTCTGTGTCGTCCAGGTTCTCATACGCCAACAGCCATTGCCAGAGTGCCGCTCCCGGGTCCGCCAATGTCACCATGTGGCCGTCGGTGAGTGTATTAACAATGGTCCGCTGTACACAGCGTTTGTTGATTGGATATTGTGCCACAGCCCCCGACGCGAGTTGAGGAAAGGCAAGCATCTAGACCCTGTTTTCGACTACGACTAAGCTGGTACTTCCCCGCATATCCCCCGACAGCTGGTAATCCAGGACGTCCTGCTCAAGAGTGCAGTTTGAAATAGTGGACTGTGTCCAAGGGTCAACAAATGAAAATGTCCCGAAACGCCCTTGCTGCGTGATAAGAAAGTGATCCAGCGCGCTGAGCTCCGCGTCGTCCAGCATGTTCAATTGGATGGTCCAGCGTCGCAGCGGTGCCGAGTAATCGCGGCATCGTTGGTCGCTGCCGTCTAGAAACCTCGCGACGACACAGGAGTATTGCATCGTCTTCGTGGCTGGATACTGTGTGATCGCCCCGGTTTTAAGTGTTGGAAAGATGGCCGGCATTTATAGATCGCTAACTACATCATTGAGTGCGTGCATGTTCAACATGGCTTCGCGCACTGCCGTGGCAATGTCTTGACTATGGTCTAAAAAAGACCGGCTATCCATCGCCTGCACCTGTACCGTGATTTGCTGAGCTATTGGTGGCGCTGCTGGCGGCGCCGCACTCCGAATCACGCGCGGAGTGCCGCTCTGGCCGAAATCTAAGCCCGACGTTTGCGTCCCAGGGACATTAGCGGCTTGGAATGCGACGGCCGGTGAAAGGGCGAATTTGACCAGCGGCGCGGGCGTGTTCGACGTCCCACCTCCAAAAAGACGCAATAACCCGGACAAGATCGGAGACAGCGACAGCGCGCCTCCTGTTAGCCCCGAAGCTACTTTTCCGAGTGTCGCCAGTACGCTGCTCGAGTCATGCGCCGACGTATTCTGAGTCACTGCCTGCGTGTTCGCAATAAGCGCTTGTGCTTGAAGTTGGCTGGCTGGCACTAAGGTTCCGAGTCCTTGTGACACCTGTGTCATCGTCTCCGCAAACGCGCTCGACCCCGGCGGCAACAGACCGGAAAGATCTGCGGCATGCGAAGATCTCGGCGCGGGGCCTATCGCGCGCTGCAAGACATTGTGCGGAATTTTATTTTGAGCCACCGTGCTCCTCCAACGCTAGCTGTTCCTCGAGAATCAAAAATGCCTCTGCTTGGCGTGCGCTCAAATTGGATCGGAGATCCAGCCGTAGCCGTTTCCTAACTAGGAATTCCTCGATCCAGCCCAGGCTTTCGGCTGTGATCAGCGACTTCGGGCAGACATCAGTCGCCACTTGGTTTCGAGCCCAGACAATTTGAACCGGCCCTTCGAGTGCCGCCGGCAGCCACCCACATCGCCGTTTGAGTTCCAGTCCGGACTTCCGGCAAGCGTCGCACTTCCACCCGGCGGCATTGGAGAGTTGAAAGTGGAAGGCGACAATTAGTTTTTTCTTTCTTCCTCCGATAAACCGCATTCAGCCTTGATGAGCGATACGGCCTCGCGGAACAGATCTTCGGGGCCCCGGGACGCCAGCAGCTCAGGCGTCGCCGCCGCGCCATCCACTTCGAGCCCGCTCAAATCCTGCAAGCCCCAAGTGACGTAGAGCCGGTCGATCTCGGCTGCGAGCAGCGCCGCTTCCAACTTCTCCACCGAAGATTCGCCGGCATTCAGGAACTCGCACTTGAGTGACAATTCGCGAATGCCGCGGATCAGCTCCATCCTGCGGCCGAACGACATCTTCGAAATCACAAAAGTGACTCCCGGCCGCACCTTCGAGTCGATTCGAGCGCAACTTTCGTATTTCATGATCTAACCGAATGCGACCATAATTTCATCGTCAACTGTGCCTTGCGCCCGCGAGCTCCGGAAATGCCATTGCAGTCGCGCGCCGGTATCATCGTACTCAGGCACCTCGGGTGACATGCTCTTCAGATACACGCCGAATAACTGATTCGGTTGTTGGCCTAGCTGTAACATCGCGGTGATCGGCGACTGTTGCTTGGCAGCCTGATATAACCCCTGCGTCGGTCCATCGTCCTGCTGAAACAATTGAAAATCGATCGACACATCCCGAGGGCCCGGCGAAATAGCTCTCGGAACGCTCGATCCAAACTCTTGGCCTCGCAAATCTAAGTTATTGTTCAGCGTGATTTGAGCGTCAGTAAGCGTGAAAAAGCGGTCCGGCTCATTTCCCAGCCATACCTGGCCAAGATGTCCGGGCACAATCGAGTAGTCAAAGCCTCCCAGCGCCGGCTCCGCCGGAAACGAGCTGAGCTGTCCTATCCCGCTCGCGAAGCTGGTACTGTCAGCGAGTTCCTGCGCCGAGCCGCTGAATGTGAATTCGTGATAGTCTCCGTTGACCTTGATATTCATCTGATCGATACCCGCTCCGCACAAAATCCTGTGTACCGCGGAGCTCGGGGCCCAATAGTCGAACACGCTGACGCTGGATAGTTCAGTCGCTGGCAAATACGTGGCGGTCGGCCCGATCGCAGCGCTTGCGGTCGGCACAACCGATAGTGGCGCATTCAATTGCACCGACGTGTTGTCAACTACCGCGGCGACGAACCGAAGCTCTCCGAGATAAGTAACCGCCTGGCCAGGTGCAAGCCCGTGGGGCGTAGTAAAGTTCAGCGTCGTAGTTGAAGATCCGGGCGCAACCGTGCCGCCCGGGAACATCGCCGCGGCGCTGCCGAGCGCTGCCTGGAAAAGCGGTCCATAACTGGGTGGGCTCGCTCCACCATTCCACGTGGTCAAGAGCGTGGTCAAATCAAACGTTGTCTTGCGCCGCCCGCCTGGAGGCAATCCCGCGAATGTTCGGCTCCCGGTTTTATCCTTGCGGCTTGAAACTTCCAATTGCTGCTTGGCTGTTAACCTGAGTGATGGAATCCGGTTGTTCGCCGTAATGGCCGCCACCTGGCCGTATGTGTTCTCAGTGGCGCAATAGAAGCGGTTCGCGTTGGACGAAATATAGACTGGCATACTTAGTCAACGCTCGCGTTTACTTGGAATGAAACTATGGCGCTCTTAATGAAGTTGCGTCCGCCGTGCTTTACAGGGCCGAAGGAAACTTCATATCCGCCTGGGTAGAATAGCCCCTGTCCCCAGTCCCCGCGATTCTGATCGAGAATCTGCGTGACGGCGTCCATATACAATTGCGATGTGCGGTCCATTCCGTCCAGCCTGTCTTGCGATATCCGGACATCAATCTCCATCTGAAGACTTCCGGAAAAGGTTCTGAATTTTTCCTTGAGATCGTTCACAATCTTGCCGCAATAAACATAAACCGCGGTGTACTTGAGCTCTGCGCTCTTTTCGGCCACGTCGCTCGCGACGTTGTCGGTAAAAAAACGCGTTGCCGGCACGGGTGGCAGCGTCACGCTTTCGGCTTGGGCCAAGGCCGCCACGTTAGTGTTCAGACCGCCCGGGGCGTTCATGATTTGTACCAGCTTCGACGTCGCTCGTCGCGCCATGCTAACCATGCGCTTTATCCTCTCTGCAAGTATCGCGGCAGCACGCGATAGTAGCTCGGTGCCTGCCCCGTGCCCGGACTACGGCCGGAGACCAAACCGGAGACAGGTAACAACCAAGCCTGTCCCGCACTGATCGGCACGGGATTTTGGAGCGTAATCGAGTCGATCGATGTGCCGGCATAAAGATTCCAGCTCATACCATTCACAGGTGGGTTTGCGGCCGTGACCTGGATTGAATTCTGGTCCAACGCAGACGCCGATGCTACCGCGCTGGCCATGCCCTCTTCTCCCTGCGAATTCAACCATGCTGCCTGCGCGAAGTACGTCGTGGCCTGAAAGATACCGCTTGTCACCACAACCTGTGGGCTCTGCGCAACCGCCACTGGATCCGATACGACACCGACACCGGTCTGCATGAGCATCGACGTCGCCCACTTGGAAAGATCGGTGTATGCATGCCACTTGCCAAGGTATCGGTCATTGAGCTGATTGTTATACGCATCCCGATACAGGAGCTCGAGCGTGTGAAATGTATGCCAGAGCCTGAGCGGCGGTGTCACGACGATGCTGGAGAGTTGCAATGTTGTGGTCAGCATCATCCCAGGCCACCAGACTGACGGGGTAGCCGGCGAAAACGGCGAACGTGAGGCAGCAGCCACAATCTCAATACCCAACTCATCCTGAGCGAGCGAAATCTTCGCCGTTGCATCGATGCCTTCCGTGCTGGCTACATCCAGGGCGGCGCTATCCTGGGCCGCCAGTTGGTCGAGCGTCGAGATCGGTGCATCCGTAAATAGTGCCATCGCTATAGGCCGTGTCAGTCTTTCGCGGAGCGCTTCGTCTTCATTAGTTCCGCGGCAGGAACGAGCATCATTTGCATTTTGTTGGTAATCGCATCTTGATCGGCTGCGCGCTTCGCCTCTGCCTTGTTTTGATGAAACTCACGAATCGCTTGTTCCCCGGCGAGACGGGCGCGGCCGTCCGCTATCATCTTAGCCGCCAACTGCCTGGGCACTTCCGTCAACAGGCCCTCCTTGCCCCCATCGGCGGTCTCGTTACTTTCGAGAACGACAAAGGGCTCAACGAGAGCCTGTTCGATGTCACGGATTTTTTGATAGTAAGTTTTCAAGTTCATAGCTGGCCCGCGTTAAACCGGCATTTCACCAACGCTCCGTATCACGAATTGACTTGCACGGCGAAGTTATTTCGCAGGGCGGCTGTACCGTACAGCACATCAACCGTGAACTGCTGCGAGAGCGTATTAGGCTGGTAACTCATGATGACCCGCATGCCGAAATTGCCAAGATCTGCGTACTCGGCGATGGCCCCGGTTCCGGGCAGCGGTTGCGGCAGGCGCCGGATGACCAGACCGACCGCGTCCTTCACGAAGGCGAGGTTGTGCGTCGTCACTGGCGAACTGCCGGTCTTTGCGACAAATTGAGAGCGAAAGACGAAAAAGTCCTTGATCTTGCCGACAGTGCCCTCGATCAGCGCTCGTAAGCCTGCGTCGCCAGCCGTCTGAAATTCGCTGAAGCGCGGAATCTGCCTCATCTGTGAGTAGGTGTTCGCGTCGACCACCAAATGCTTCGGCTGCGTCGCTGGAACCTTGGCCTGAAATAGCGCGGTTTCCGCCGCGTCGATCACGGCTTCAGTGATGGGCGTGGCCGCAATGCCCACGGGTGTATTGGCGGTGAAACCGGCGTATGAAGCCAATAGGTCGGCCTCTATGCGCTCGGCAATGGCAATCACTGCAGGCTGCATATAGACTCGCAGCAGGTCGGGCACGGCCAAAACTTTGGTGACGTCCGGTATTTGAAATGTCGCCTCGGCGTGCGTGTTGAGCACGATTTGTGCGTTCCCCAGATTGGGATTCTGTGTGCTGACCGTTCCACCCTCAGCGATATTGTTCGCGACGAGTGTCGGCGGAATCGGAACGTTGACTGTATCTCCGGCCTGTGCGAGTGTCGGCTCATAATCGCGGTTTACGAGGTTGCCCATAATAAGGTTTCCGACGAGAGCGGGTAAGGCGTCCGCTGCCACAAGCTTGACAATTGCACTGGCCACATTAGCTGATGTAATCGCTGGCATTACTTTCTCCTGTTGTGTCGTTTGATGTGTATTGCACTTTCGTACTCATGATCCACGTAACGCTTGAGCGGCAATTCGCGCGATCTCGTGTCGAGCGCGCTCCTTGTCTTCCGAGCTCATTCCCGGCCGGATGTGTTCCAGGTCAATCGGCGGTCCAACTCCCAAGACTGTCCTTTGGGTAGAGGAAATCCCGGAACCGCCGGAGATGCGCGCCGGCAAGAACTCGGGATTGGTGTGGACAAAAGCCGTCAGGTAATCTCTCAACGCGACTTCACCCGTTTCCGTCTTGCCCACCAGGCGGCCGTCCGCCGACCTTGCGATGTCGTCTTTAATTGCCTTGAAAGCCAGGTCCACTTTCCCTACACCCAGGCGATGTAGTTCCGCCCGGATCGTCGCGCTGCGATCGGCCTCCTCCGCTAACATCCGGCTCTGCCTGTTCTCTTCGACTAGGTCATTCAAGCGCCGCTCCAGGTGTTCGCGGCGTTTTCGCTCGTCGTCCAGTTCGACTTTGTGAGCCGTTTCGGCCTTCGCCTGCTGGGCCCGCGTAACTTCCTCGACAACTTGCCGTACTAGCGACGCTACATCCAGTTGCTCAGGCGGCGTTGATGGGGCGCCGTTCGGCGTCTGTTCTTCCACGGTCCTCCTTTACTCCGGGCGGAGGCCAGAACGAATCATCTATTTCGTTGGCAATCTGAGACTTGATGTCCTGGCTCGCGTCACAGAAATACTTGAATGCCAATTTCTTGAACAGTTGTGCCTTGAACGTCTCGGACTGAATCCCAATGTCGAGCAGCTTCTTGGCATCGTCCAACTCAACGCTGAAGTCGCCAATGTCAAACTCGTCTAAACCCGATACATCAATGGCCAGACCATCCTGCCGGGCCGCTTCGATCGCCCGGAGCACCTGCTTCATCGTGTGCTTGACGGCGTCTCCATAAGCCCGCAAGACTTCCTGGGTAACGCCGAAATCGCGCTGCTTGCTGAGTCCGGACTGGCTGACATTCGAGGAACCGGTTCCGCCGGCTTGCACCATGAGGTAACAAACCCGATAGATCTCGTCCTTCAGTCTTTCGAGATTGTCCGCCGCGATCTGAAATACATGACCCTCTGGCTCGGTCCATCCGAAGCGATC